TGGGCTTTCCCTTCTGATAGACACCGGTTACGCGTCTGGTTACAGATTCGGTTACACCTCAGTTACGGCGCAAAAGCCGCATGACTGCTGCGTTTTCCTCTCTCTGTAACCATGTAACCTTAAAAGAATAAGAAAAAGTATAAAGCCCACCGGATGCTCTGTGTGCAGAAAAAGAGAATTTTCCTGCCCGGTTACAGGCGTTCGGTTACAAGGATATGGAGGTCTGCCTATGAATTTGAATCGGCCTAACATGACCGAAGATGTGAAGTCTAAAGATTATACGAATAAGTTCTTGCAAACGGGCTCGAACCCGGTTACAATGGAAGCGTCAGGAATCGTTGTTCCATGCGAATTTTCTGTCAGAAATCTCAAGCGATTTCTGACGAAACTTCGGACAATCCCCCTGCCACAGAATCTTCTGACCAGACCAAAGCAGCCACGCACGATGCCCTTGTTTACCGCCGATGGGCGTGGCACCATCTCAGTCAGCAAGACCATGCAGCGAGCCAATAAGGACGCTCTGGAAAAGCTCGACCCCAATCAGGTGTATCACACCTTCCCGGACAGGCGCGAGGGCAGCAAGTCCTCTCTCATCCTGAAGAAGCCCAAAACCAAGAAATCCAACCGTGTCCTGTATATGACGAAACCCTTGAAAGAAGAACTGCTGGCATGGCTGGAAAAGCTGAAGCAGGACGAGCAGAACGCCCCGGAGAAGTATAGCAACTGCGGGCAACTGTTCCGACTGCCGGACGGCTTGCCCATTGCGCCGGAACTGCTGACCAAGTGGTACCGGCAATGGCGGTCAGCGCACCCGGAGTTTGAGCAGATCGTATTCCATGGTCTGCGGCACCCGTATGTCAAGCTCACGACAAAAAAATTTGCAACTTTTTTTGAAAATTTCCGGGCAACCGCATAGCTGCCCGTAGCTGTTCCATACGGCGTTCATGGCTCATGCCTCCTTTCACGGTTCCGCAGTTGCTAAGAAGTCCTGCGTAACATATTCAATCTCAATCCGGTCTCCCGGAAAGATATAGACCTTATTGATAAGCCGGTCAATCAGGGCTTGCGTCAGAGTGCCGGCACTGTCTACTTCCTGAACGATTTCACGCTGTTTCAGTCTTGCTTCGTAATCGCTTTGTATCTGTTTGGTCTGTGCGGTAATAGCGGCATGGACATTCTTTGCCTGCACCAGTTCCGCGTCATATACCGCTTTCCGCTCCCTGTAGGTTTCCAGGTCAATCTCTCCAAGCGCATACTGTTCATAGAGCTGCCGTTTACTGTCCTGGATAGAGTGCAGCTTATCTTCATGCTCGGCCTGCTGAACCGTCTGCAAATCCAGCTTGTCTTTGCTGCTGTCAATTCCCAGCGCCGGACACATCTGCGCCCGGATTATCTCAAAAACCGCCTGCTCCAGATCAACCATTTTTACCCTTACCCCGTGACAAGGAAGATTTTCTGCCACTTCGGAATGACGGCAGTAAAACCAGACATCATTTCTGAGTGACATGGCATGGTCGCAACATCCACAGAATACCTTTCCACGGAGAAGGTAGTCACGCTGCTTTTTATTGGGAAGGGAGAACCGCTTAATTGAAGCATTGGCTTTCTCAAACAGTTCCTTGCTTACGATTGCCTGGTGGTGATCCGGGATTTTGAACCACTCGCTTTCATCCTTCAATTTCATGCGGCGGCTGCCAATCTCCTGTACCTTGCGCTTACCGATCACATAGGTGCCGATATACCGTTGGTCCGCCAGCATCCGCAGCACCGTTGAACTGTTCCAGACGCCATGCGTTCGGGAAACATTGTAGTGATCTTTGCCTTTATTCCTCCGGTATTCTCCAGGCGTAGGAATCTTCATGGCGTACAGTTTCCTCGTGATCTCTGCGGCGGTATTGCCGTCGGCTGCCCATTCAAATATCTGCCGGACAATTTCTGACACTTCCTCGTCCGGTTCCATACGCCCGTCTGCGCTCTTACGGTAGCCATAAGGACAAATGACGCTTTGATACTCGCCCCGGCGCATCTTTGCGTATTTGGCGCTTTTCGTTTTCATGGACATATCCCGGCTGTAACACTCACTGATAAGATACTTAAAGGCAATGTCAATCCCTCCGGTATCTCCTTTGAAATTGGCGGTATCAAAATCGTCGCTGACAGAAATAAACCGGGTATGGTAAAGCGGAAACACTCGCTCAATGAAATAGCCGGTCTCAATGCTGTTGCGGCCAAACCGTGAAAGGTCCTTCACAATGATACAGTCAATTTTCCCGGCCTGCACCATTGTCAAAAGCTCCTGTACCGCGGGACGTTCAAAGTTGGTTCCTGTATGGCCGTTATCAACAAATTCCAGGACTTCGCTGTTATCCCATTCCTGCAGCGACATGGCCTTTTCCAGAAGGAGCAGCTTTTGGTTGGGAATACTCAAACTTTCCGTCTTGAAGTCCTCCACAGACAGGCGGATATAAAGGGCAATCACATATTTCTGCTTCATTTTACCGCCTCCCCCTGAAATTCACTCTTAAACCGGAAAAAAACACGGATATTCCGCTCATGGTCGATCTCAATCCGCTCAATCAGCCGTTCAATCAGTTCCGCCGTCAATACATGGTCCTGAGCCAGTGATTTTGCGTCTTTTTCCATTGCACGGTAGCGTACAAGCTGGTCATCCAGGGCATCCATATCTTTTTCAAGCGCCTCAATATCGCCGGAAAGGACAGTGATAGATTCCTCATAACCTGCTTTCAGTTCAAAATATTCATCGCTGGTTAAAATGCCCTGTACGAAGTTTTCATACAGCCCCCGGATTAAACGCCGCTGTTTCTCTATTTCCTGCCGTTTGGCAGACATTTGGGATTTCAGCCCGTCTTTTTTCTGTTTCTGCCTTGCCTCCAACTGAAAGAGAGGAAGGGACATACCCAAAGCAACGGACAGCTCTTTTTCTAAAATAGTGGTGACGGTTGCAATCAGCTCTGTCTCCTGCATCATCACGCCTTTGCAGGTATCTTTCGCCACACGGCTGTTCGTGAGGCAATGGAACCAGTAAATATCCGGGCCTTTTTTACGTTCCGCCCGTTGCCGGTGGAGGCTCCTGCCACAGTCGGCGCAGAATACCTTACCCTTGAAAATATTCGGGGTATAGGGGCGTTTGGGGACCGCCCGGCTTTCCTCGCAGACCTGTTTCCGGTATTCCTGTACCGCAGTAAAGAGTTCATGGCTGATAATCGGCTCATGGGTGCGTCTGGCAATAATCAGGTTGTCATCGTCAGCCTTGACCTGCTGGTGGTCCACCATCTTTGTTTTGCCCTGCACCAGATCGCCGGTATAAACTTCGCTTTCTAAAATCTTCATTACCGTGCGGGTCTGCCATTTGCCGCTCCCAATCAGGCCGGGGCTGGTGATTTCACCGGTGGATTTTTTGTAGTGGCTTGGCGCCGCAATCCCCATTTCATTGAGGTTACGGACGATACGGTTCAACGCTACGCGCTCATAAGCCCATTCAAAAATCTGTTTCACGACAGGAGCCGTATTCTCATCGATCAGCAGCTTGTGGCAGTTATCCGGGTCTTTCCGGTAGCCATAGGGTGCCCGTGCGCCAATATAATCGCCGTCTTTCATGGCCTGTCTTGCCTGTGCCTTGATCTTTCTTCCAATATCCAGAGAATAGGCTTCATTTATCATATTCTTCAGGGGAAGCATAATGCCGCCGTGAAGGTTGCCGGGGTCCGCCGTGTCAAACTGGTCCGTGACCGCAATAAAACGGACATTATGCGCATAAAAATACTGCTCAATATAATAGCCGGTATCAATAGAATTGCGTCCAAGCCGGGAAAGGTCTTTAACGATCACACAGTTGATATGGCCCGCTTCAATATCAGAGAGCATCTGCTGAAATCCGGGGCGGTGGAAATTTGTACCCGTCAGTCCATTGTCGATGTATGTGTCATAGACTACAAAATCCGGTTTGTCCGCCAGAAAATCATTCAGCACCAGCTTTTGGTTCTCCACGGAGCAGCCCCGTTTCTTGTTATCCTCCACGGAAAGCCGGATATACAGTGCCACATATACATATAAGGACGGCGCCGGCATGGGAGATTCCGTCTGTTTCCTGCTTTTTCTTGCCATTTAGCCTGCCTTCCTTTCTGCGGCCTGTTCCGCGATTTGCTCCGCCAGTGCGACGGCCTTTTTATATTCATCCTGATAGTTAAATTCAATATGCAGCTCGTCCTTGCCGATTACCCGGATACTGCGGATAAGCTGCATGACCGCACGGCGGTCAATTTCTTCCATTGTGGAGAACTGCATGAAATGGTTGATCCAGCGGTTCCGCTCGCTGCGGTTCTCCAGTACATCCGTCAGGCGTTCTTCCCATTCGTCAATCGCCTTTTGCAGAAGTTCAATGTCGGCATTGTATTTCCGCTTATAGGAAAGATATTCTTCTTTGGTGAGAATCCCGCTTACCAGGTTCTCATAGAGCTTTGTCTTGAATCCCTCGATCTGCGCCCGCTGCCTTTCGTTTGCCTTGATCTGCGCGGTATATTCCTGAACCAGTTCCCGGTTGATCCGCTCCTGACTAATACTGGACAGCAGAGCATCCAGGGAAGCTACATTTTCAATATGGCCTTTCAAGCTGTCCTGCACACACTCGATCAAGTCTGTTTCCTTTAACATGACAGAGGAAGTACAGCCATTTTTCTTTCCGGTCGGGCAATAGTAGTAGTGGTATTCCTTGTCCTTGTAACGGTTCGTCTTGCGGGTCATGCGGCAACCGCAGCACCCGCAGATTAAAATGCCGGAGAACAGGTAGACCTTATCTGACTTTGGAGAGGTGCGGGTATCAATCCTTCGGAGCCTCTGCACCAGATCAAAATCATGTTTCTGGATAATTGCCTCGTGGGTACCCTCCACACGGACCCATTCGGAGGAAGGCTTGTCCTCACGCTCTTTCAGCTTGAAGTGGGGCGTCGTCTGCTTTCCCTGTACCAGCGTTCCGGTGTAGGTTTCATCCTGCAAAATACGGATAATGGTAGTCGCAGACCATTTACAGTCCTTGCGATCCGTATAGCCGCCTTTTGCATGGGGCATCCCGTGATTGCGTTTATATGCCAGTGGGGAAAGTATGCCCATCCGGTTCAGTTCATCCGCAATATGGGAAGCGCTAAACCCTTCCAGACGCTTTCTGAAAATATCCCGCACCACACCCGCCGCATATTCGTCAACTTCCAGACTTTTATGCTTATCGCCGGTTTTTACATAACCGTAAATGGTAAAGGCTCCGACAAAATCACCGCTGCGGCGTTTCACATCCAGGGCGCTCCGGGTCTTTACAGAAATATCCCGGCTGTATGCCTCATTCATAATATTTTTGACAGAGACGGTAAGGTCATCGGCAGCATCGGTTTCCGTGTCCACGTTATCATTGATGGCGATAAAACGGACGCCGTAAGCCGGGAACACCCGGCGCATATAACGGCCAGTTTCTATGTATTCGCGTCCCAGGCGGGAAAGGTCTTTTACAATTACGCAGTTGGCCTCGCCCTGCTCGATCATCCGCATCATTTCCTGGAAGGCCGGACGGTCAAAAAGAACGCCGCTGTAGCCGTCGTCAATCTTTTCCGCAACAACCTCAATTTCCGGATGCCTGGCAATGTAGTCGTCGATCAGCCGCCGCTGGTTGGCAACGCTGTCGCTTTCCACTGATTTGTCATCCGTATAAGAAAGACGGATGTACTTAATGGTCTTGTAAACCTGCATAAAAAAACACTCCTTTCTTTGCGCAGAAAAATCCCCGCAATTCAAGAAGTGTGGCTATGCCGTATTCAATTCCTTTTCCGATTTCTATTCTACCACGACCTCGCGGGAAAGTCAGCCCCTTACTGAAAAATATCCGGCTTACCGCAGGATTCCTTTGATACATTCCTCCAGCGTGGCGCCGCCGGAAGCAAAACTGGCGTGGACGGTAAACTGTCCGCACTTGAAACGGTAAGGGTTTTTGATCTGTCGGACAAATTCTGCAATCCGGTCCTCACGGGAAAGCTCCCTGTCAACCGTAACATCCCGAATGTCTACCAATGTATCGGTTCCGCCAACAGCAGGCGTGTGTTCCATAATATCAGCTCCTTCCTGAAAATTCCTGGTTATCAAAACCACATGAATAGGCCGGACCCACGGCTACTAAGCACATAAATCCGGCCCATTGTATCTGATTTCGATTCTGTCTGCCGTATTTGCCACGCACCCCCGGCAAGCCCTGAATATACAAAGCTGGGGCTGTTACAGGCTGCGGTCAGCTTTGCCGCATCATAGCCCCGCATACGCCGCCGCTTTGCCAGAGCAAGCAAACGCCGCAGGAACTCTCCCCAAGTCTTTAGGGAGCCGTGAAGAAGTACCATTATGATCTGCGCCGTCATCGCGCCCGGCCTGCCACAGCCGGTTTTGTGGGTTACGTTGATCGCTCGGACAGCCTGATTCATCACCTCCTCGGCTGCCTGTCTCCGCGCCGTCCCATCTGCCGCTCGGAACACAGAATGAAGTACCTGTAACAGCGTATATTCGGTTGTCAAGGAGCAGGCGAGGGGCGTGGCAGTTATGACAGTATTTCAGTTAGGGCGGGCCGGAGAGCATGCTGCACGGCCACACCCGTCAGGCTTGTCCTACCGAATATGTCCCTCTATTAAGTAGTACATTTTTCGGGTAAAACGACGTGGCCTTTTATAATTTTTTTTCAAAATATTTTTCCAGACTCCTAAGGCCACGACGAATACTGTCTTTTACAGAGTTTTCAGAGCAGCCCTCCTTCCTGGCGATATCAGCTTTGCTCATACCGAGGAAAAAGTGTTCATAAATTCGATGGCGCTGTTTCTCCGACAAGGCAGACAATCCTTTGAAAATCAGTTCCGACGTCTGCTGCTGTTCTAAAATTTCCTCTGGTGTGGGCTGGTCCATCAGCGCATCCCTCTCTATGCCCTCGTGTCCTTCCAGGGAATAAAATGCTTGATAACGGTATGTACGAATCCGGTACGCTTCTTCCAGCAAAGTATACTCCCGAAGCAGCAAAGCGACTTCATCCGGCACTTCAACGATCACATCCGATGTATAAAACGGGTAATAGTCCCGCAGATTGATTTCTTTCATGGGTATTTCCTCCAATTTCAATTTGTTTGAGTGGATAAGCAAAATCGAAATCAGAGGGCGGGGAGCGGTATCCCGGACAGCCTTCTGTAACACAGGCAGCCGGAAGGCTTGTATGATCCGCAGATAAGAAAAAAGCGCGTACCTGTTTTGCTATAGGTGCGCGCCAAATGGAACAATTTGATGATTGCGGGGAGAAAAGATAAAAATATGTCGATACAAAAAGCGCCGCAGCCTTTTGAGCTGCGGCACAAAAATATATTTGATTATATCGTTGTCGTTTCCTGTGGAAATATAAGACTTTCCCAATGCACATGTTCGCCCCCATATCTGGGGGAACATAAACAGATCAGTCAATATGTGTGAATATTTCCCCCAATCTGTTTCTTTGGGGACATTATATAAGGTATAACTATCAGCTTCCTTGTACTTGTCTTTCAGAATACTCCAATATTCTCATTTTTTATTATTGACTTTTTGAGAATTAAATTTATATCCAACACCACGAACGCTGGTTACGTATTCTGGCACATCAGGGGAGATTTGAAGTTTCTGACGCAATCGGCTCATAAGATTATGGATGGCCTGCGCCGTGACATCTATATAATCCTCATCCCACACATGGTAAGCGATGGTTTCAAAAGTCAGTACCCGCCTCCGATTGATAATCAGAAGATGGAGAGCATCAAACTCTTTAGCAGTCAGATCAATTTCCTGATCGCGGATACATACCGTTCTCCCTTCCAGGCAGAAATACAAATCGCCGTCCCGGATTTCTGTTAATGTCTGTATAGAATCTGCCTGTGCAGGAGAGTTGTTGAAGACATCAGGAAGACTGCCGGAAAAAGAACAATCCTGTATATTTCTGGTAATAACATAAGAAGTCAGTTCTTTTTGCTGTTTTTCATCAAGTAAGACAAACAGCTTCTCGGCAATATCTCCACCGGACTCTGACAAGTCAAGCACTGCTAATTTCCCATGCTGTCACCACCTCTTTCGTTCTCTAAAGTCTCTTTCAATTTTTGAAACGACTCATCGCTGATAACATGCTCAATTCGACAGGCGTCTTGTTCGGCGATATTCCTATCAACTCCCATAAAAACAAGCTGCTCTGTAAAAAACAAATGGCGTTCATAGATTTTCTCGGCAATCCCCAGACCTATGGCGGTCAGATGGAGG